AATGTTTAACGATTTAAACAATCATGGCGGCGATATTGACGAGTTTGTCAAAGAGATAATGCAGGCAAATGGTATAATGGATCCACGCAAATTACAAGTAGGCGATGTAATTGATATTCCATATTCAATGGGAACAAATGCAAGAGGATCAAGCAGAGGCTTACCACCAGGAGGGTTTACTGCATATGAAACAGCAGTAGATGAAGCAATCGACAATTTAATGGGACAATTTGCTGAACCAGTAAACGAAGCAAGAGCATGTAATTGCAATGAAGATTGTGCTTGTGGTGGTAATTGCACACCAAGTTGTAATTGTGGGCCAGGATGCGGTTCAGTTAACGAATCCATAAATGAGCACGATACAGGCATGCAATTGAATACCGAAAAAGTCCAAGATCTAATCAACCGATTTGTTGCATGGGCAAACAAAGAAACACCGCCGCCAGCAGATGTAGACCCTGAAGATGTAGAGGCTTCTATACGTTTTAGTGACATAACTCCTATGAGTGAAATAAGTCAAGATATTTGGGACACTGCACATGAACTAGCAGGCGAAGGTGTGGTAACGCTTGAACATTGGGATAAAGCAACAGAACAGGTTATTAATGCTTTACCCGAAGACGAGCAAGCATTTGTTAGACAACAATTAAATGTTCCTGATCCAACAGATTCAAAAGGCAATGTAGACATTAAGAAGCTGCCCGCAGAGTTTGCCAAATGGTTCAAGAAACTACAAAAATGGGCAGCAGAATCATACAAAAATCTAGGATTCAATCCTTATGATGATGCAGAATCAGACGAGGAACATGAAGAATACCCGGATGCAATACGTAGACTAGGCGAGGAAAACCATACTGACGCTGATTACTCAAAATTAATTGATAGATTAACCAAACTATTAAAAAAAGCCGAAGCAGCAGGTGATAAAGAAAAAGCAGAAAAAATAAAAGCAACAATAGACAGCTTGATGCCTAATTATGGCATCGAAGATCCACGGGGAGCAGCATATACACATATAGGACCTGGAACTGTATTAAGTCACAGCATGTATAGCGAAGGCATAGATAAAAAACTTCCAATTAGTGAATTTATATTGAGCTACTTTGATAGGCATACAGGTCAGTTTCCAAAAGGCGAAACAGCCGTATTAACAATGGTAGAAAAAGAATACGGCGAAAACTTTATTAAACCAGCTCAAGCGTTCATAGAACAAGTTCACAACAAAGTATCAGAGGTAATGGGATATAAAGATAACGAGTTAGAAGAAGGGTTTGATCCAGAGCATTTTGACGATGAAGTTGAAATGGAAATACCAGGCGACGACGGCGAAATGGACGATGCGACTATAAGTTACACAGCTACAATAATAGATGGTAAACCTGTAGTTCACCCTAGATCAATTCGTGCATCTGCACATGGTAACAATCCAAATGCAAAACTAGCTAACGATGACGAGACTGCAACATACATAGCTCAACAAGATAAAGAAGTTTTAGCTACTTTACAACAACATGCAGAAGAGTTGTGGGCAGAGCGAGACAACGACTACAAAGGCGGTTATGGCGAAAGCGAAGAACTAAATAGAATTACATCGTTAGCCGGTTTAAGATAATCGGCTAACTATTTGAAATTTTGTCAAAAAAATAGTTGACAAGATAAATAAACTTGTGTAGTATAAGAATTGTGCTACACATATTAGGCACAAGCACATAGGCAATATATAAGGAGGCATAACTATGGCATCATTAGCAGAAATTAGAGCAAAGCTCAAAGAACAAGAAAATCGTTCAAGCGGTGGCAACACAGGCGGTGGCGATAACGCAATTTACCCATTTTGGAATATGAAAGAAGGCGAGCAGGCAACACTGCGTTTCTTGCCTGATGGCGATGATTCAAACACTTTCTTCTGGAAAGAGCGTTTGATGATTAAACTTCCATTTGCTGGAGTTAAAGGTGAGACTGATTCACGTCCAGTTCAAGTGCAGGTTCCATGTATGGAAATGTATAGCGAATCGTGCCCAATTCTTCAAGAAGTTCGTGGTTGGTTTAAAGATCCATCACTAGAAGATATGGGTCGTAAGTATTGGAAGAAGCGTAGTTATATCTTCCAAGGTTTTGTTGTTGATGATCCACTAAAAGAAGATTCGCAACCAGAGAATCCAATTCGTCGATTCATTATTGGTCCACAAATCTTCCAACTTATCAAAGCAGCACTAATGGACCCAGACATGGAAGAACTGCCAACAGATTACACTGCTGGTGTAGATTTCCGTTTGTCAAAAGGAACCAAAGGCGGTTACGCAGACTACGGCGCAAGTAATTGGGCACGTAGAGAGCGTCCACTAGGTGATGCAGAGATGGCAGCAGTGAACACACACGGCTTGTTTAATCTCAATGATTTCCTTCCTAAAAAGCCAGGCGAGGTAGAACTAAAAGTTCTTACCGAAATGTTTGAAGCAAGTGTTGATGGTGAAGCATATGATGCCGATCGTTGGAGTCAATATTTCCGTCCAAGCGGCATGGCAGCTCGAACTGGTGACCCTGTAGCAGCACCAGCAGCAGCACCAGCAGCAGCACCAGCTCCTGCGCCAACTCCTGCGCCAGCAGCAACAGATGATATTCCGTTTAAGTCAAACGAGGAAGTTGCAGCTGAAACAGCAGCACCTGCAGAAGAGTCAGCAGGCGGCGCACAAGACATTCTAGCAATGATTAGAGCACGCCAAGGACAATAATAGAAAGGGCTTCGGCCCTTTCCTTTACTTTTTAGAATAGGAGATAATATGGCTACTAAGGCATTCGATCCTTCCAAGTTTCGAAATTCATTAACAAAATCTATTAAAGGTATGAGTGCAGGCTTTAACGATCCATCAGATTGGATTAGCACAGGCAACTATGCACTTAACTATCTACTAAGTGGTGATTTCCGTAAAGGTATTCCTCTTGGTAAAGTAAGCGTGTTTGCAGGCGAATCAGGTGCAGGCAAGTCTTACATTGTGTCCGGCAATATTGTTAAATCGGCACAAGAGCAAGGTATTTTTGTTGTTCTTATTGACAGCGAAAATGCACTAGACCAAACATGGCTAGAAGCATTAGGTGTTGACTGTGATGACAGTAAACTACTTAAACTTAACATGGCAATGATTGACGATGTTGCTAAGACTATTTCAACATTTATGGACGACTATCGTGCAATGGACGAAGATGATCGTCCTAAGGTGTTGTTTGTTGTAGACTCATTGGGTATGTTAATGTCACCAACTGAAGTAAATCAGTTTGAAGCAGGTGATATGAAAGGCGATATGGGTCGTAAGGCAAAAGCACTAAAAGCATTGGTTACTAACTGTGTGAATATGTTTGGTAGTTACAATGTTGGTATGTGTGTTACTAATCACACTTATGCATCGCAGGATATGTTTGATCCGGATGATAAGATTAGTGGCGGTAGTGGCTTTGTGTATGCAAGTTCAATGGTTGTTGCTATGAAGAAACTAAAACTCAAAGAAGATGCTGATGGTAACAAAACTTCACAAGTGCATGGTATTCGTGCAGCGTGTAAGGTTATGAAAACACGTTATGCTAAACCGTTTGAAGCAGTGCAAGTAAAAATTCCATACGAAACAGGCATGGATCCATATTCAGGTATGTTTGATTTGCTTGAAGCAAAAGGCTTGCTTGAAAAACAAGGTAACCGTTACAAGTATATTGATAGTAACGGAGAAGAAACACTAGAATATAGAAAGAACTGGACAGGTGAACTACTCGAAATGATCATGGCCGATTTACCGCAAAAAGAAGAGCAAATGGTAAATATGGCTGAAGCGGACGAAGAAGTCGTGGATCATAACGAGGAGTTGCACGAGCATGAATGAAGAATTAGTTGCTGATATTTGGACTTTATTAAAACCGTTTCTAGATAAAAAGCAAGTAGAGCTTGCAGCTGAAAAATATGTTGATACACTAATCGATTACGGTATGGATGACACTCAGCTGCAAGACATACTTGGCATTGACAAAGATCTTGACTATGCTATAACGTATTATTTAGAAATGGATGAAGTAGATATTGATGAGGAGGATTGGGACGAGTAATGGCTGGATGGTATAGTCGAGTCAGCAGAGATATAAGTCAAATACCATCTGCTATACAGCATTTCGAAACAGAACTTGCTGCTGCAAAAGCAGAAGTAAAGTTAAAAGGCAATGTTGAAAAAGCAGCGGCAGAAATGCCGGGTATTGTAGAACATCGTTTTAATCAACTCCAAGAAATTGAAGCAATACTTGAATACATGAATATTGAGCTACGTAAACTGCGTAGCTCATTTTTCAAAAAATATCTTGAAAATTATCAACGTGCATTAAGTAGCCGTGACGTAGAAAAATACGTGGATGGCGAATCAGATGTATGTGATTACGAAAAAATTATTAATGAATTTGCACTGTTGCGTAACAAATGGTTAGGTGTTCTCAAGGCACTGGATCAAAAGCAATGGCAAATAACAAATATTGTAAAACTCAGAGTTGCAGGAATGGAAGACGCTACTTTGTAAATACCATATGAAAGTGGTATTAGTAACAGGCGGATTTGATCCACTGCACAGTGGACATATTGAATATTTTAAATCAGCAAAAGAACTAGGCGATCACCTTGTAGTAGGTGTTAACTCAGATGAATGGCTTGCTCGTAAAAAAGGCAGGCCTTTTATGCCTTTTGAAGAACGTTCTGCAATTATTAAAGAATTAAGTTGTGTTGATGAAGTTATTGGCTTTAATGACGAAGACGATACAGCAAACCATGCAATCTTTCAAGTTTTATCAACAAAAGGCAGTCAAACAAAAGTTATCTTTGCCAATGGCGGAGATAGAACACGTTCTAATATACCCGAAATGAAATTTACAGATGTCGAATTTGTATTTGGTATAGGCGGCGAAAACAAAATGAATTCTAGTAGTTGGATACTAGACGAATGGAAGACTCAAAAAACAGAACGTGATTGGGGTTATTGGCGGGTATTAGATGACAAGCAACCACGTATAGGACAAAAAGTAAAAGAACTTGTTATAAACCCAGGTTGTAGTTTGAGCGATCAAAAACACAAACACAGAAGCGAATTCTGGTATGTGCTAGAAGGCGAAATACAAATAGATTTAGAATTTCCAGATGGACAATGGCAAATTCAATGTCTTACTGCACACACAAGTTATTTAATTAGACAAGACTGGTGGCATAAAACAACTAATATCGGTGATGTGCCTGCACACATTGTAGAAATACAATATGGCGAATTATGCGAAGAAACAGATATAGAAAGAAGGTAAGATGAAAGTATTTGTAGGTTACGACACAAGAGAAGATATTGCATATCAAGTTTGTAAGCATAGTATTCTTAACAAACAACCTAATGCAGATGTGCGTCCACTTAAACAGCAGGAATTACGTGATGCAGGTTGGTATACTAGATCGATAGACAAACTTGCAAGCACTGAATTTACATTTACACGTTTTCTAATACCCGAACTCACCAACTTCAAAGGTTGGGCATTGTTTATGGATTGTGATATGATACTTACTACAGATATTAAAGAGTTATTTGATCAAGCAGATGACAAGTATGCAGTAATGTGTGTGCAGCATGATTATACACCTAAAGAAGGTGTAAAGATGGATGGACAAAAACAAACTATCTATCCACGCAAGAATTGGTCAAGTGTAATGTTGTTTAACTGTGCGCATCCTAGCAATGCTGCACTTACAATGGACCTAGTAAATAGTCCAGAAATAAACGGAGCATACTTACACAGATTTAGTTGGTTAAAAGATGAAGAAATTGGAGAATTGGATCACACTTGGAATTATCTTGTTGGTGTTTACGATGACATTGATACACCCAAATTAATTCATTATACAGAAGGCGGACCATGGTTTGAAAACTACAGAGACTGTGAGTTTGCTGATTTATGGAAAGCAGAATTACAGGATATGATGAATGGCTAAGAACAAGCCAAAGTTTAGAATGCACATAGAGTATCCTGATGGAACTGTGCATAAAGGCAAAAAAGATCTAAGAATTTGGACCGATCTTATTGGAATTACTGAGGTAGATTTCACTGGCAAACGTGTGTTAGACATTGCTACAGACGAAGGGTGGTGGGCATTTTGGACTGAAATGCGTGGTGCAGACTATGTAGAAGCAAGTGACGTAGAACGTGGAGAGGACTACGACTGGGGAAATAAAAAAGACTGGGACTGGATTAATAATCTAAATGAAAATAGAGGTGGTAGAAAAGTCTTTGATTTTCATCATAAAAATCTAAATAGTAAAGTTGTAGTTAAAAAAGAAAGCATTTATCAAGCAGATGGCGAGTTTGATTGGATATTTGCACACGGCTTGATGTATCATTTACGGCATCCGTTGCTTGCTATAGATAATATGTATCGTATATGTAATGGTGTATTTGTATTTGAAACAATGGTTGATATACATAATAATCCTATGGTAGCAGAAGCAAAGTTTTATAGAACAACTGAACTTGGACCAATATCAAACTGGACTGGTGCTACAACTTCTTGTTATGCTAGTTACTTAAAAGATGCTGGTTTTGAAGATGTATACTTTACACAACCAGGTGATCCTCTTGGTCCTCCAAGACAAATGTTTATTGGTGTTGCAGATCCTAGTTATAACTATTTGTTCAAAGATAACAAAAACTTAACTTATTGTGACTCAAAATATTGGGATTATGTTTTTGAACAAACAAGATTTAATAGCAATGATAGTATCACACAAACATAAATTCATATTTGTAAAAACTTTTAAAACAGCAGGCTCAAGCATTGAAAATTATTTACAAAAATATTTAGGCTCAAACGATATACTGCGAGGAAGTGAATACGACAACACACCCTCATTAAATGCACC